TCGTTGCTGGGACAGCCAACTGGATGTAGTCCGTGAAGTTGCTCGTCATATCCGTGCCCGAGTAGGACTTGGAAATGTAGGGCTGGGGCCTCCAGATCACGTTGTTGGTGCGTTCCATCATCGTCTGATCCGTATTGTAGATCGAGACGTTGCGGGACAGGACGAGTGCGTCTTGGAAACCTTCAAGGAGGTTTTCAAAGGCCACCCTTTCTTCTTTGCTGAATGAATTAGCCATAAACTAGGATTGCTGAGATTTTAACTGACGTTTGAAAGCCATGACTTTGGTGTAGTCTCCAGTGCGAGAGGCTTCTTCACGCAACCGTTCCAACTGACCGTTGGACGAATCAAGACTACCGTTGCCGTTAATCTTCTTTTCAGGAGGAGGAGCTTGTTTGCGAGATGTCACAGTCAGTTGGGTTTCGAGTTTTGCTACTGCAAAGGCAAACTTGACGGGATCAGTGATCTCACCGAGTTCCTTTGCTTTCTTTGGGTTCTTACCCAAAGCGTACACAACAACAGCCGGGTTCTGAGCACCCTGAAGGATGATTCCCTGCTGAGTCACATTCAGTGTTTCAAGAACAGTCTCTTCAGCGTCTTGAAAGTCAGGCACTTTGAGCCCTGTTTTGGACTCGTTGTAGCCTGCCAACTTCTTCTGCCAAGATTCTGCTTCCTCCTGCTGCTTGGCTCTCTGCTTGGCTTCAGCCTCTTCAGACTGGCGCTTCCGCTCAAACCAACCAGCAAGTTCGTTCTCAAACTTGTCTGAATCGTAATCGCAGTCCTCAAGTGTCGGTTTCTTGCCGGGGACAACAGGAAATTGCTCTGTAGCCGGTGCAACCGCTTTGAGTCTTTCCTCAAGTTCGCGCTTCTCACGCTGCAACTCTCGGTAGTTCTTCCTCAGGTTACGCACCCATTCGGGTGCCTGCTTCTCTTCCTCTTCCTGGGGTGGCGATTCCCCTGCGATAATCACCACGGTTTCATCCCCCGTATCTTCAGCTTTCGCAGGCTCTGTATTTTCTACAGCCTCTGTTACGACTTCAGGTTTATCGAGTTCTTCTACCGTTTCTTTATCTTCTGCCTGTTGGGTACTATTCATATGTTCAAAACCATCCAAAATGCAATAAATATTATTGCATCTGCGGATTCGGCTGTGTCAGCCGGTCAGCCAAAGCAAAGATCCGCTCCTGATCGGTCGTACTGACCTTCGATAGCGTCTCAGTCGTCTTTGCCCTCGCTTCCTCTGCCTTGGCAACAGCGAGAATGCTGTCTGCCTGCGCTTTAGAGGCCCGTGCAATAGCCTCTTCACTCGCCGCCTGCAAGTATTGCGCCTGCGGGTCTGGCTGTGCATTCTGAGCCGCCGCAGCCATTTCTTGCGCCTCTGCTTCTGTGGGCTTAAGTACACCCATGCCAAGCAGTTTCCTACGGAAGTAGTCGCGAACGTCGCTAATCCCTTCGCCTTCCATGTTGAGCATCGCCATCGCAGAGAGCACCTGAGTCATCTCAGGATCCTGGGTGAGCGTCATCATATCAGTGAGCGCCCGGACAGTGGCTTGCCGCTTGGTGCTCGAACTAGGTCCAACAGTCACGACGATGTCGTAATCAGCGTCAGAGAGATCATTCTCATACTCGATCTCGCCTTCATCATTGACCACCGGCTTGAGCAGCTCCACGGGCTCCATCTTGCCGCTCTCGTGGATGCTTTTCATCTTGCGCCCTTCTTCGACGAAGATGTCTTTGGCGATTGAAAGCCAGATCTCTCCACAGCGTTTAATGGCCTTTGCCATGTTGGACATGTAGATGAAGGTCTGCATGTCGAGGCGCTGTTGAATCAGCTCTACAGTCTTGCCGCTCAAGTGACTCACCATCTTGTCGCCCTGCGCCGGAGAGCCCAAGATCTCTTGCATGTCGACTTCAGTCAACTGAAGAAGGGCTGCCATCGAAGGAGGTATCGAGGGGGGCTTAGTGTAGGCCACAGGACCACCAGGCATGGGGTTCCCATTGGCGTCAGTCATCGCGTTGACGAGCAGGTAAGGATAGTTCTTGAGGTTATCCTCCGCCCACATCAACTGATGCCCCGCCACCTGTTCAGGGATCATGATTGGCTTCTCAACAGCACTAAGAGCAGCGATCTCGCCCAGCTTACTCAACTGCATGTTCTTGAGGCGTTGAGCGTCCTTCGCAAGCCTCACATGGCCCATGCACCTCTCGACGTTGTCGACAAACCAACGTTTCCCGTACACAGGCACGATGGGGATATTTTTGCCTGCAATGTAGCCGCAATCTTCCAAAATCTTGGCTCCAGACATGATGTACTTGCGTACCTTGCGCGTTTTAACCTTCTTACGCCGTACTTCCTTCCACCCAGTCGCGAGCATTTCTTCTTCTTCGTCCAACTCATCAGGCCCAAGACTCTCTTCTTCCCCATTGAAGTCCTTGTAGATCCTGATCTGTTCAGATACCTCTTCCACCCTGTAGTACTCCGCGACGTACACTACAGAGGGCGTGTACCAGTCAAACTGTGATCTTGTAACAGTCTTGGGCCAGGTTGAGGGGTCGTCATTGAACTCAGCCTTGTACGCCTCATAGGTCATACTGGTGAGAACAAAGCACCGTTTGGCGTCGGCCTTGTCTTGCCTTTTGGCACCGAGGTCGAAGTAGACACTGTTGTCGGCGTCAAAGATCGGCTCGATGCAAATGCGCTGCTTCTCGTCCTCCGGGTCTTCTTCGTTCTGGTATTCAGTCCTCAGTCTCCACGCTCCAAACCCACCCATCACAGCCTCTTCAAAGGCGTTGTCGTACGCCTCTTCAGCCCCCGAGTCCTGTTCATCAGCCCTGTACAACCCGGCACAAGTGTCAGCGAGTTTGTCGTACTCTTCGCCCTCTTTGGACACAAAATTCACACTGATCCTGTTGTTGCGATACTCGTTAATGATACGAAGCACCGCCATATGGATCTTGTTGACCTCAAACCTCGGTTTGTTCTCGAATTGTTGTCCAAGAGGTCCTTCCCACTGCGCTCCTGCCAAAGAACAGAATCTGCGGTCACCAAGGCAGTTCATGCGCTCTTGGTACAAGGCAGACTGAATTTGGTCGAACTCAGCACGAGCCTCTTGATGGATCTTTGCCAACTTATCTTCGTTCATCGTTTGAAAAAGTTAATCACCGGCATTACAAAAGAACTACTCTTCTTTGTGCCATACTTAGATGGAATTGCCGCTCTACTCAAGCCACTAACCACCAAATACCGTGTCGCATCCATCAAATGGTCATTATCCTTCACGACCTTCCCTTTCTCATCCCTGCGATAAAGGCGAAACTCGTTTAACCAGTTCTTCAGACTCGGGAACACTCTCAACTTGCCGGCTGACATCGTCTGCCACACCGTGTAAAGCCCGCTCTCCACTGCGTTATTCGCAAGGGTTATGTCGAGCCCAAGTCGCCTGTACATGCCCAAAAGCTGCTGACCGTCTGTCTGCGCTCGACCGCGACTGGCTGGATCAATTACCCCCGGCATCTCGCCACGGGCTTTAATGGCCTCAGCATGTAACACCGGCTCCGCCTGTCCCCTGTAGTATTCAGAGTAAAGGTAAGTCACCTCTGTATCTGGGTTCGTAGCACCCCACACCACAGCAGTCCTGTTCCAGCCAACGTCCATGCCAAAACACCGTCTCCAGTGCTCTGGAATCGAAAACTCATCACAAATCAACTCACTTTCAGGCACCGGGTAAATCGCCCCTGCTCCAAGCTGCGGCACCCCCTTAGACCGTGCGTCTCTTTGAAACGGCGGGATAGACGCCCACAACTCATCCTTCTGCTGCTGGCTTAAGTGAGGAACATCGTCCCACGTCGCCATCCCCACAAACTTGCTCCCCGCAGCCTGCTCCTTAATGTCCCCATTCGGCAGAAACGACAACACCGTCTCACTCATGCCCATTAGAGGGGTAAACGTGAGCATCGTCATCCCGTTATTGGTCATCGTACGAAGCAAACACTCCGTATAGACATCCAAAGGCGGCTCTTCGTCCAACCAGATGACATCCTGCTCCGATCCCTGAAACGCCTCCCGCCTCTGGTCGTAAGACTTGAAAGTCAGCCTCGACTCCCCACCAGAGGCATGACGAACAGTGATCACTTCAATAGCCTCTGCCACCCCTGCTTTGGCAGTAGTCTTAATGAGGTCGTTCTTGGGAATCAGCCCTGTGCCAAACTCTCCAGGTGGGCCCAACAACTTCATCTGCAAAATGTCACGAGTCGTCTTCCCAGTATCCCCTGCCGCCCAAGCTGAAATGGGTCTGTCAAACTTCCTCCCCTCCCACCAGTCAGGATACTTTCCTGTCATGTGTAACACCATCTCGTAGCCACCAATACTCTCAGTCTTTCCAATACGGTTGGCAGCCATCATCAGCCGTTCCCTGTACCGTGCCCCAGCTCTAAAGTACTCAAGGTGCTTGGGGTACAGCTCCCTCCTCAAAGGCCCGTCAGCAGGAAAGTAAGTCGAAATCTTCCTCTCCTTCCGTCTTCTAAGAGTCTCCTCAAGCAGAAGAGTCAACTCCAGCTTTTGGTCTAAGCCGTCAAGAATGTCGCTCATAAGAGGAAAGCGCCCCGGACACCTGCACACACAGGGCCGGGGACTTGTCTTCCAGTCACATCAGTTCAAACCCCGAAGTAGAAACTGATGTTCTCCAGAAAGCTATTCTGTAACACAAAGAATGCAACTTTTCAGAGAGATTTAATGACAATTACTTTGTACCTCTCCCCGTCTCCAGCTCCTCCTTCCAACTCGAACTCCCACTCCTCATACTCCATGTCACGAGAGATCGAGCTTACAAGCAAAGCCAAAGCCAGTTCAGTAGCTTCCTTCACTCCTTCAGAAGGCTCTTCCATCACACAGCAATCTCTTCCACAAGCCCCTCAGAAACTGCACTGTCCACTGGCACAAACTCAGCCACACCCTCTGGGGTGACAGAGGCATTAGGCAACGAAAGCAAAGTCGCTTCCACTGCAGCCTTCACCGCCTCCAACGCCTCACGCTGAAGTGCCAGCTTCTTCTCAAACGCTCCACGCTCTTTCCTCACTGCCTTCTCTCTCCTAGCCTTAATCGCCTCCACATGCCATGCTGCTTTGAGAGCTGTGCTAACGGATTTCTTTAGTGCTGCGATCTGAGGATTAACTTCTTTTTTAGTACGAGGCTTACGGGTCTTAATTGGTGATTCCATATCGCAGTCTTGAATAACAGGAAGAGGGAATCGTGCAATAGGAAAAGAGAGATAGGGAGTCCGTTCCCGGAACGGGGACGGGACTGGGGTGAGTAGGGGGAGGGAGTACTGGGGTGATAGGAGGCTGGTTGAGGATGTGCTGAAGGGCGGTTGTGTAGGGACCTCGACTTTCTTTTCTTCGCGCACGCGCCTGGGGGTGACGCGGGTACGTGTGCGCGTATGCGTGTGCGTGTACGCGCATGTGTACGCGTGCGTGTATGTGCGCAAGTGTGCGCACGCGTTTAAATAGTGTTACGGTGCCGCTTGTGCCGAGTCAGCTGTATTGCCCTTGCTTGCCATCAATCGCCAGCGCAAGGGCCCTTTGTGTGCGTGCAATGGCCAGCGCTGTGCGTTGTTGTTGCGCAACATTGCAGCCTAGTCTTGCCGTGACGGTGAATAGAAGTGGCAGTTCTATTCTCTTTGGGCACGTTTACAGAGGAAACCCGCCCCTTCTACTCTGTAAAACCGGAGGAGCTTCAACAATAGCTTCAACACACAGGCCCAAAACGTGACACAAAACGTGACAAGCTCACTCCGCCCCTTGTGCTGGCTCCACTACCTCTGCCTGCACCTCCAGCACCTGCGCACTAGATACGGCATCAGGCGGGGCCATTAAGCCAGCGCGTTGAGCATCAGCTAATGCCCTTGCAGTACGTGCCTCCAACTGCGCGTCCGTCAACTCCGTGAGGGCCGCTAGCAACGGGCTACCGTCTGCGTTGGCAAGCTTAGTTGGGAGCAACTTGGACAACAAAGCGCAAAAGGTCCGAGGATCCGTGCGACCGACGTGGACCAGATAGCTTGTGCCCCCAAGCTCATCAAAGGCGTGCTCAATGGCTTCGCGGATGCTTGAGGTCAGCTTGTTTGGCGTGCCTTTGGCGCGTCCAATAGTCCGCTCCCCAGCACGGAGAACGTGCGCCTCCAAACTCTTTGGAACTGGATTAGCAGTCATTCGCCTAGTGTCCGCCCTTTTTAGGCGACGTCAACCCGCACCCTTAATTCCCTTAATTTTCTCTCACTTTCCCCCTTCAAAAAAAAATTCCAGTCCGCACCTGGCACGCACCCATTTCAAAAAATTCTCCCACAACTACCCCTTCCCCAACACCTTACAACAATTTTCCCACCCCCCCCAAAAAAACCACTAAACCTCCCCAGCTCCCCAACCGATTACCCTAGCAT